TGCGGTGGGCGGATCGGCTGATGCTGGAGCAGGCCTGGGAGATAAAGCCCCGGCGGCAGCTTGCCCGCATGCCTCATGGGCAGTTCCTGCGGCACGCTGAGGGCATCATCCGCGGTGAACGCCTGAAGCCCCACGAGGAGCGGCAGCCGCCATCCCTGATGGTGCCCGTGGCCGGCGCCACGGACGGGGCCCGCAGGCGTGTCACGGAGCCTCGGGAGATCCTGCAGGCGGCGGAGCAGTTGGGGTTGTTCGATGCCTGTCGGGATGGGGGCCAGCCGTGACCACCCTCCCGGCACACATTCGCCGCTGCCCTGGAGACGGCAGCTTTGAGGATGGCGAATGGCACTGGCGCGATGGGTGCAACGACTGCCTGCGACGAACCGCTCCAGGTGGCCGGCGAGGGATGGAGCCGCCGCCGATCATCGCTTTCGAGTGTGAGTACCGCATTGGGCCGGGTGACGAGCGCTTGCCCCTGCACCCGCCCCAACCCTGACCCGAGCCAGAGCGGGAAAACTGCTCCCAGAAGGCATAGGCAGCGGTGCAGCAGCAGCAGATCAGCCATCCGACGACCAAGGGCGATCTGCCTTCGTTCCATCACCCCAGCCTGCGCGAGGTGCTGGGCGATCTTGATCTGGTTGCTGACTGCTGGGATTTGCTGCGGGGTGAGGCGAAAAAGCGGCACCTCCTGAAGGAGGCCGGCGAGCCCATGGCGGCCTACAAGGCCCGCGTGCAGCGCAGCTCCTACCCATCCTTCTTCCGTGATGGTGTCTCCGCCTTCGCTGGGGTGCTCAGCCGCTACGAGCTTCGCGGCGTGCAGCAGGGGCTCCTGGACGCTCGGGGGGACGTGGACGGCGAGGGCAACAGCCTCAAGGCCTGGGGTTTATCAACCGATGCCATTGCGCTCCGTGATGGCGGCTGCCTACTGATGGCCGACATGCCGCCGGACGCCGCCGATAGCCGCGCCGCCGAGCGAGCCCAGGGCCGCCGGCCCACGTTCTCCATGGCCGAGCGCCGCAACGTCCTCAACTGGAGGCTCGCCAAGATCGGGGGCCGCCGCGTGCCGATTGCGGTCACGGTTTTGGAGTGGCACGAGGTTAAAGACGGGGACTACGGCCTCAAGATGGAGCCCCGTTACCGGGTGATGCGGGGCGGGGAGTGGCGGCTGCTGAAGATCACGGGTGACAGCGGCAATGGCGCCACAGCCCGATTCAACCTGGAGGTGGCCACCGATACGGACGGGCGCCCGCAGGAGGGCACATTCCGGGGCCCCCGCGGCGAGCCGCTGGAGCGCCCCCCGGTGGTCTGGTACGGCCCCACCGCTCGCAGCGGCTTTGGGCAGGGAGGCTTGCCGCTGCTGAGCCTGGCGAACCTCACCCTTGATTGGTTCCGCGAATACTCCGACCTGAAGGAGCTGCTCCATCGCTGCGCCCTGCCGGTGGCCGTGGTGAAGGGCCGCCGGATGACCGGGCCCAACGGTGAGGTGCTGCCGCTGATGCTGGGCCCCAACTCCGTGGTGGAGTTTCCAGATGGCTCGGGTGGTCTGGACTTCGCCGAGCCAACCGGCAGCAGCCTGGACAAGCATTTGCACCACCTGGAGGGGATCGAGAAGCTGATCGATCGCAGCACCCTGTCGTTCCTGTTCTCCGGTGGTGGTGAGCGCACCGCCACGCAAGCCGAGCTGGAGAGCGCCCAACTGCAGGCCAGCATCACGGCCATGGCTGAGGCCAAAAGCTCCGCATGGGAGAGCCTGTTCCAAATCTGGGGCGCATTCACCGGGGAGTTCCCCGAGCGTGACGCCGGTATCGATCTGCTGCCAGGGGTCACCGACAAGCCCGTGGATGACGCCCTGCTCACCCTCGCCGGCACCCTCTACGACAAGGGCCTCCTCATGCGCGAGACCGTCACGCACCTGGCACAGAAGAGGGGCATGCTCCGGCCTGGCGCCGATGGCGACAAAGAGGCCGAGCTGCTGGCCGAGGAGGATGCCCGGCAGCAGGAGCTGATGAACCCGCCGGCGCCGGGGGTGAACGACCTGGCTGGAGGCGGCGTGGATGCGCAGGGGCTGCCGCTGAACTGAAATGGCCCCCACCGTCACCATCGGCGACCAACAGCTCCAGCTAGCCGACGACTACGCCGCCGCCCTCGATGCGATCGGCAACCGGGCCACCACCAACACGCAGGCAGCCCTCCGCCGGTCTCTGGCCCGCACCCTGCGGGATCTGCGCCGGTACTACGGGCAGTTCGTGGACCCCAGCCTTCCTGACCAGCAGAGCGCCGATGGGGTGACCCGCCGGCCGGGGTCGTACTCGATCGCCGATGGCTCCGCCAAGTTCCGCAAGCTCCTGGAGCTCGCCCAAGCCTTCGCCTCGGATCGTGAGCTGCAGTGGATCCAGAACCGCTACCGCGAGGACTTCGCCGAAGCGGTGGCCCTCGGCGGTGACCTGGGGCAGCAGCTCGCGCAGACCGCCAACCCTGACGCCACGGCACAGAGCACGTTCGTGGGCGCCAGCAGGGCCGCCGTGGAGGCCGCCGCCAACACCGCCAGCGCCTACATCCGGGGCGAGGTGGAGAGCTTCAGGGACAACATCGCCCGGATCGTCACCGATGGCATCGGCCGCGGGAAGGGGCCCCGCGTGCTGGAGCGGGAGATCAGGACGGCGCTGCAGGGGGCCCGCGATCCGCAGGGGCTGAACAACCGCATGGGCCTGGAGCAGCGGGCTGAGTTGATCGCCCGATCGGAGCTGGCCAACGCCTACGTGGGGGCCCAGAAGGCAACGGCAACCCGCAACGGGTTCGGCTATGCCCGTTGGATCGCCACCAAGGACGAGCGGACCTGTCCGGTTTGTGCTTCGCGCCATGGCCGGATCTACCGGCTGGACGAGATCGTGGCGCCGGGGCACCCGAGATGCCGATGCAGCCTCTCCCCCGTGGCCACCGAAGCCGTGGAAGAGGCCGATCCCGCCCTCAGGGCCGCCCTGCTGCGAGAGGCCTACTGGCAGCGCTCCCGCGAGGCCGTGGCGCAGGAGTTCGCCGCCTCCAAGGGCTGGCCCTTCGCCCGTGCCAGCCAGGTACTGGAGGAGGCCGTGCGCAAGCCGTCCCCCAGCGAGCGCCGGCAGTATCCCGACATTGAGCGGGCGCCGGTGCCGGTGGGGTAGGGGCGTTTCGCCCGTCCCGTTGCTGGGATCCCGGCTACGGGAAAACTGCAGCAGTAGCAGCGGTTCCAGTGGCGGGCGGTGGCAGGGGCAGGCGGACCTACGCCAGGGACAACCGGGGCCGCTTTGCCAGCACCGGCACCGCTCCATCCCGTCCCGCCCCCAAGAAGGCGGCCACCAAGGGGACGAACCGCCTCACCCGCGACAACTCCGGCCGAATCGTTGGCGTGGGCAAGAGCGGCGCCACAGCGAGGGGCGGTCGCATCAGGACCGGGGCCGGGAATCAGCGGGGGGCGGTGCTGGATCGGCTCAGGCGGGCGCCGATGGCGGGGACTGTGGGCAGGGGTGGGAAGGTTCGGGGTGGGGTGAAGGGGGTGGCTGTGGCCAAGCCAGCCGCTCCGGCCAAATCAACGACCAAGCCAAAACGCCAGACCAAGCAGCAAAAGGCCGACGCTTATGTGGAGCGGATCAAGAGAATTGGCGAAGGCAGGACAGGCACAAAGGCCAAGCGAGCGGCAAGAATTAGGGAAAGCGCTGCGTCATTTGCATCTGGTCTGGCTGGATTTCATAAACGGCAAAAGGCGAAAACGCGAGAGGAATTGAAAAAGGGACTTTCGGAGGCTTTTGGCAACCAGAAGCGGATGAAAGCCTACAGCAACTTTGTAGGTGGAATTGGCTATCGATCAAGGCCGCAAAGCGGAAAGCGAAGTCTAGTTAGGCCGGGTCAAGTCAAAAGAGCCCAAGAAAGGCTTGGCCAAATCGCAGCGGCGGTGAGGGCTCCGTATAGCCGATGGAGCCCCAACCCGGCTAGACAAAATCCTGCCATAAACAGGCGTAGTTCTGAGACGGTACGAATGGCGTCAGAGTGGTATCAGGGCAGCCGCCCCGCCGGCAAGGTAAAGCCACGGACTAAGCCTGTGTTGATGCCACAGCCAAGGGCCAAGGCCGCCACGGCGGCACGACGCCCAGCCAAGACGAGGCAGGACAAAGCGGCTCAGGCGATGAGGCTTGCCTCTCGTGCAGCGGCTCGATCTCAGTCGCCCAAGCTGAGCAAGGCGGCGGCATTGCGCAGCGAGAAGCTGTCAGCCAGCCTCAGGGCAAGGGCAAAACAGCTATCGCAGCGGCCAACCCTCAGCAGGGCCCAGCGGGACAAGGCTGCACGGGCTCGGAAGGACTACGGGGTGAAGTCCACGGGCACCAAGGGCAAGAAGGGTGCTGCAGCCACCTCTGGAGCAATCCCATCGGGCCGCACCGTCTACCGGACCAGGGCGCAGGCGATCAGGGCGCAGCAGGCCCGCACCAACACCCTCGGGAAGGCGACCGCCGCGAAGCGAGGCTTCAATGAGGCGGTGGGTAGTCGCCGTGGTTTTGTCGATTCCGCCCCCCGCACCGTGATCAGCCGCCCAAGGATCCCGCAGTTCAGCCTGTCGGGCCGGGTTGAGCGTGTCGGCGCTGGCCGCTTCCGCACCATTGGGGAACGCCTGGGCGGCGGCAGCATCCGCCGACCTCGATCCAAGCCCGGCCCGCTCCGTGGCACCAAGGCCTGGAAGCGGCAGCTTGAGCAGTTGATCAAGGCGAACGGCGGCAAGGACGTGGCCGCGTTCCGGCCCTGAGGCATTGCCCCCGCCCTGACGCCTTTCCGAGGTAACGCCTGCGTTACAGCTTGTGAACTGGCCTGTCCAGACACGGGCGGGGAGTAACGGTTGCGTTACTGTGAGGTTTCAGGGGAGGGATCAGCCCTCCCCGCACCTCTCAACCAGCGAAACAACCATGCCCGAAAAACGCTTCTTCCCGATCTCCTGCCGCTCCCTCTACTGCGGTGAGACGACCTGCCCCGCTACCTGCCCCAACCTGCCCGAGCTGACCGCCTTCAACGCCTGGAAGCAGCGCACTGGGGCGACCCAGCCGGATCCGATCTGGAGCCCTACCTGTTGGCA